AAATTCTGGTAAAAATCCGTGGTGATATAAAAATACAAGTCTATGAGCTTGATACCTTTTCCCATCAAGACCAATGGTGTAATAATCTTTTGTTGCTTTTAAAGAACCTGCAACATCGCCCGCTTTACCAAGACGAGATGTATTTTTTTTGCGTATTAAATGACCATCTTCTCGATATTCAAACATTTCTTTAAGACGTTCTTGGGTTACCATGTTAACTCCTTAAAATGTGATTGTTCCACTGCTTGTGAAAACGTAAATCTGATAGCCCGAATTGTAGAAGACTTGTGGGCCACCAGTAACAGATGCAGGAGGTGCTGTGTTGGCTGGGTAGCGAATGATTACTATGCCTGAACCGCCATTACCGCCCGCTGTGAAGCTTACATAAGCAGAATAAGCCCCCGATCCACCACCTCCACCAGTATTTGCGCCACCTGAGCCACCCGTACCATTTGGTGAAGCGTTTCCACCATTTGGTGCCCCTCCTAAAGCAGTTGGAGGGGTTCCAGCATTGCCGTTTCCTGGTGCGCCTGCACCCCCGCCACCTACACCACCATTACCGCCAGCCGATGTGTTTGATGATCCAGCATAGCCACCACCTCCACCTCCACCAGCATAAAATTGTTTTGATCCTGTAATACTTGAAACAGTTCCAGTTCCGCCTTGACCAGCTTGTACATTGGTAACACCAGAAGTACCCGCAGAACCAGAACCGCCCCCGCCTCCTCCAGTGGTTGCATCTGAACTAGTTACTCCAACAGCACCAGCATATCCTTGACCCGATGTTCCTGTTCCTGCTGTAGTGCTTTGATAAGCACCCCCACCAGAACCACCATTTGATCCATTTGATCCATACGCACCGCCGCCACCGCCAGCAGTTGCAGTAATAGAACCAAAAATAGAATTATTTCCATTTGATCCAGATACGTTGTATGTTGAACCTGAAGACCCACCAGCTCCAACAGTAACGGTAATACTTGAGCCAGAAGTAACTGCATATCCCGTAGCAGTAAGAAGACCACCAGCGCCTCCTCCGCCACTTGCTCCACCAGCTCCCCCACCACCACCAGCCACAACCAAATACTCTACAGTTGCAGTAGGCAAAGATGTCAAAGGGTTTAATGTTCCTGTAATAATTCCCGCCAAATATGACTGACTCAAGATATCACCTCTTTTTTCTTGTTACGAGCTTCAATCATCATAGCCCTAAATTCAGGATCAGCCCATTTAGCTTTTAGTCTATCAGACTGCGCTTTATTTTGTTCTGGTGTTGCAACATAAGTACGCACGCCTATATGTGCTTGACGCAATTTTTCTTTGCCTTCTTCAGGCATTTTCCAACCTGTTCGTGCTTTAACGTGCTGTTCTGATTGTTTACGACCTTTTCTTGTCGCACTCATTTTTGCAATTGTTTCAGGTTTAGCTTTTTTGCCAGTAAGAGATGCACTAATTTTGGCTTTTTGCTCTTCTGAAAGAGGTCTACCCAAATACTTTTGACGCATGAACTCACGAAACTCAGGTGATCTTTGCGTACCATACATATGATGAAATTCACCTCTAAACCCTGTATAACCAAGACCTCCTGCGGTAATGTTATAACCTAATGGTGTGCGTGTTTTATAGCCTTCAATCAGCTTAGATTCCATCTCATAACAGTATTCTGCGGTGCTTTTGCAAAGTATCTGCAAAGAAAAATTATCTTTACCATGCGCTTGTATGGCATTTCTTAATATTGATCTTCGACTATCTTGTGGTTTTTCACAATGTTTTTTAAACCGTTTTTCTGGGTTTTTTGAAACGCCAATATACTCCATGCCATTAACGGCATTAGTAATTTTGTATAAATAGGCAATTTCTTGTTGCATGATTAGAACGTCACAGTTCCGCTACCAGTCCAAGTGTACACACGATTCTTGTATCCTAGTCCTGTTGCAAATGGGGATATTTGGTTCCAAGATGGTGTCCCAGTTGTTGACAATATGATATTGTTTGATGAATTGTCAACAAGATAAGATCCAGATACGGTATTCAAAAGGAGTAATGTTCCAGAAATTGCAGTCAATGGCTTTGTTGATGGTGTAAAATTACTTGTATAAACTGCTGTATTTGTTAATCTTGTATTGGTAATATAACCTTGCAAATACTCGTTGTTAGTTACATCAAGATCACCAATAGCAAATGCCGTTGCTGAAAGATTCAAAGAAGATGTGGCAGTTCCAAAAGAAACACCATTGATATAGCCAGTTAATGTAGTTCCACTTCTAACATAAGCAACGTGATACCATTGACCAACTTTTAAAGAACCTGTGCTAGAAGTTAAAATTCTTCCAACACTATTGTTGTAAATAGTTAATACACCAGTTGAGTCAGTTCCTATATTGAATCCATTTGTTCCCCTTGTTGTAGAGAAGAAATCTTCGTAATCAACAAGCGCATTTAAATATACCCAACATTCAATTGTAAAGTTTCCTGTCCCAACTGAAGAAGTAAGATTTCCAGTTAAATAACTAGAACCATTAAAGTAAACACTACCACTACCACTTGTAGAAGCAGTATATGTTCCTGTTAATGCTGATGGTGCGTTATAAGTGTCTGGGTATGAAATGATGACGATGCCTGAGCCGCCCTGACCAGGTGTTCCACTTTGACAGCCACCTCCTCCACCTCCAGTATTGACAGTGCCATTTGTTCCATTAGATGAACCTACTGCTCCTGCACCTCCACCCCCTGCACCACCAGAGCCAGCAGTTCCACTAATAATTCCACCGCCACCACCACCAGCGTAAGTAGTTACAGTACCTGATATTGAACTAGCAATACCTGCACCACCATTACCAGAAACACTAGAAACACCAGTTAAACCAACAGTTCCTGAACCACCACCACCTCCTGTAGGGCCAACACCGCCTTGTGGAAAATTTGCTCCACCAGCGTTTCCTTGGCCAAAAGTTCCTTGTCCACCAAAATAATTAACGCTTCCACTACCTGCCGCACCGCCTCCTGAACCACCAGATGCAACATTACCTGAAGTGGCAGAATATCCACCACCTGTTGCACTTATATTTCCAAAAATACTATTAGTTCCTGATGAGCCTGAACCAGTACCACCAGAACCTACAGTAACAGTAATTGATGATCCATTAGGAACATTTACAATGCCTTGAAGCAATCCACCTGCGCCTCCACCACCACCCGGACTTGTTGAACCCCCACCCCCACCACCAGCAACAACTAAATACTCAACATAGTTAGTCGCAATAGAGCCTGTCCAAGCCTTTTGAATCAAGCCTTGTAACTGTTGTTTAAGATTAAAGATTCCGTTAGGCATAATTTAAAACGTAATCGTTCCTGATGCGTTGAACACATACACTCTGTATGGGCCTGAAATATACGTTGTGGGTGAGCCTGTTGTTGATGTGGCTTGAGATAGATAAGCAGGGTATCTGATGACTACGATTCCTGAACCGCCTGCTGATCCAACACTATTAACTTGTGCAATAGCCCCACCACCTCCACCAGTATTGGCAAGCCCAGTAGTTGATGATGAATAACCTCCATTACCACCACCACTTGAACCTAAAGAAATATTAGTGGTTGAATTTCCAAGTCCACCACCGCCTCCACCTGCATATTGTATTGGTGAGCCTGTGATTGAAGATACTGTACCTGTCCCACCATTACCAAAATTGTTGCCTGTTGGTGTAATTCCTGTAGAACCTGATCCACCACCACCTCCTCCACCATAATAAGATGCAGAAGCTACACCACTACCTCCAGCATTACCTTGGCCTGATGTTCCAGAACCACCTGAACCACCTGTGCTAAATGAAGAACCTCCACCACCTGAACCACCACTAGCGCCAACATTTAGTGAAGAATTAACACATATAGCCCCACCGCCACCGCCTGTAGCAGTAATGCTTCCAAAAACGGAATTACCACCATTTCCACCAATTGCGGTGCTTGTACCAGCAGTTCCACCAGCTCCTATGGTTACAGTAATACTTGACCCAATAGTAATTGCATAACCAGTAGCTTGGAGCAAACCACCAGCGCCACCGCCACCTCCTCCATTACCAGCGCCTGTTACACCACCAGTACCTCCACCACCACCTCCAGCGACAACAAGATACTCTACTGTTGTTACAGGATAGTTCAGCCCATTGTATTGAGCACCAGTAAATCCACCAGGGTGTGATTGAAACGTCATGGTTTAATCAGAGATTGATTCGTAAGAAACAACAAAAGTGAGATTGTTTGCAGTACCACTTGTGATGCTGATACATGAGTTTTCATTCAAATAAAACGCTGTGGTCTTATCGCTCAAAATAACAGTTGAATTGGGTGGCACTGAAATAGTCGATGCAAATGGATATGCAGTACCGCCTGATGGGGCAGAACCTTGAGCCGTTGCATTGGTGTAAATAGCCGCAGTTGCATTGACTGCACTTGAGCTGGTATTACAAGCCATGATGGTGTCGATCTTATAAACCAAACCACTTGAAGCGGCATTGTTCAATAAAGACACTGCTGTTGTGCCAGAAGGCGTGTATTGAGTCGTTAGTCCGTAAATTGATGCGACCGTGACGATATTAGGATTTGACATTTAAATTCTCCAATTAATACTTTTGTTTTCAAACTAGAAGCCAAACACCATTGCCATCGCAATGGATTTACCTGTTGAAATACCACCTGATACTGCTGTCCATGTTGGAGGTGATGACCCGTTTGACTGCAAATAATAACCTGCTGTTCCAGCCGCAGTGAATGCATAAGCAGAACCTGTTCCATATGCCACCGCACCCGCTGTAGGAGTTGCAGTACCACCAGTACCACCATATCCAACAGCAATTGTTGTTGCATTCCATGTACCCGTTGTGACAGTGCCAAGGGTTGTTATTGCAGTTGTACCTTTGCTTGCAACAAGTGTGTTGTATGTATTGGTTCCAGTGCCAATAAACAAAATGCCATCGGTAATATTGACTGCAAGTTCACCAGTGGTAATGGTGCCGCTTCCTGTGGTTGGAACGTGACCAGTGGTGCTACTGTTGTAGGTAATGATTGGGGTATAGCCTGGTTGAGCCATTAGAATGTTCCTCCATTGATGCCACCAGTAATTGTACTGTTTGTGGCGTTAATTGTAATCCCTGTGCTTGTGTATTGGGGTTGATTTCCAGTAGCACTTGCAGAATAAGTGATGTAGTTTGTTGCCCCTGATCCAGCAGTCAAAGCAAGGTTCGTTGCGTTTGTTGCATTTGTTACCGCAGTGGTACCAATTACAGAAACCACTTGGGCGGCAGTTGCGGCAGTAAACGCAGAAGTTCCATTGCCGTAAGCCAATCCACTCAGTGTTGCAACTCCAGTTCCACCGTTACCAACCACCAAAGTACCAGCTAAAGTGATAGCCCCAGTGGAAGCAGTTGAAGGTGTTAATCCTGTTGTTCCAGCGCTGAATGTTGTCACACCGCCAGCAGTACCATTTGATGCCGTGGTAATCTGACCTTGGGCATTTACAGTAATGTTTGCATTTGTGTATGACCCAGCAGTGACAGCAGTGTTTGTGATGCTGAATTGACTACCAGTTAGAGTTAATCCAGTGCCCGCTGTATAAGCCCCAGGGCCCGCAATTTGAACAAAGTTAATCGCCGTTGTACCAATCGTGATTGGCAATGCAGTTGTTTGAACCCACTGCGTGTTGGTGTTAACGGTTCCGCTAAGAATAAAGGTGGTATCACCTGGTGCGATTTCATTCGTACCAGTACCAGTTTGGTCATAATCTGTTGCTCTGGTCAATACCCAATTTGTAGAACCAGAACCTTGATTTGTAACTGTATAAATACCGTTATACGCACCATTTGATTCATTTTTAACCAATACTCTGGAGGCATTGCTTACATCAGTTGATGTGAATGTATGTCCATCAATAACCAATGCGACTTGTGTTCCTGCATTAGTAATTGTTGCTCCAACACCAGATGTTCCATTGTTATATGTTACTGAGCCTAAATCTGCGGTTGTTCCATAGTTACAAGCGGCATGGTAGTTGACGTTTGAAATTGCGGCATCAACGTATTGTTTGGTCGTCAATTGCAAAGCTTGTGTGGGGTCTTGGGTTACCGCAACCGATGTCAATCCACCCAAAGTGAGGCTTGTTGCGCCTAATGCTATGCTTGTTGTACCAATGGTAACAGTGCTGTTGGTCAGAGAACTGTTGCCAATATTGCTCAGTGTATTGGATGAACCACTGATGGTTTTATTGGTCAGCGTTTGGGTGCCAGTTAATGACACGCCATCTGTAATTCCATAACCAGACAATGTTGTGGGCGTAGAAGTGATTGAACTCCATGCAGGAGTCACAGTCACATTGCTTGCCGCTGTCAATTGTCCTTGAGCGTTAACAGTAAATGTACCGACTTGAGTGGCTGAACCATAACTACCAGCAGTCACTGCGGTATTTGCAATCGAAATGGTGCCTGTAGAGGTAATAGGACCACCTGTAAGGCCAGTTCCAGTGGCAATTGAGGTAACACCAGTGCCAGTTGTCACCGCGCCCCATGCGCCGTTTGCATATCCTTCAAATAGACCAATATCGCTGTTGTACCTGAACATACCATTGACAGGTGATGCAGGTCGAGCAGAGGTACCGCCGATGGGAAAGGTCAAACTAGCGGACCCTGGTACCACTGGATTGTTGGCCAACCCAATCGTCGGAGCCCCACCCGATCCGTTTCCGTTTGAAACAGAAATTTGATTGGATGCCCCAACCAATGTCACTTGGCTGACTGCCGTTCCATTGATCGTGACAAATCCAGTGCCTGAAGTACTAGCAAAATTGGCCAAAGTACCAGATATAGAAAGCGTTGGGTTGCCAGATATACCGTCACCATTACTGATTGACAGACCGTTGCCAGTGACTGTTATGGAGCGATTGACAATTGTATTTGCCGTTGATTTGACCAACATCCCATAACCAACAGACTCCAAGCTGGCAGATGAGCCATTCAAAGAGATTTGGATACTAGATTGTGCGCCGTTATCAGTGATGCCCAAGCCTGTGCCTGTAGCCAAATATCGGCTAGAGGCCAAGGGGGAAGTAGTTCCAACAGTGATAAAAGTATATGAACTGAGTGCGGGAGTGGCTTGAATTGCACCAGTCGTTGTTTGGACCGTCACTCCATTTTGGACGACAGGAACCGCCTCTGTGCCAGTCAGAGCAGAGGCTTGGGGTAATTGGGTTATCTGTACATTTGCCATGTTGTTACTGCCCTGGTGATGGACTGAGTGTATCTAGGTTTCCGTTGTCTGATGGTGTTTGTGTGTTATTTTCAGGTGACAAATCCCACTGATTGTTGCCAGTGGTTTGAATTGCATCTGGCACCACAGGTATTGCCTCGTCTGGCCTTGGAAAACGAATGTTAATCCGCTCTGTCCTTCTGGCCGCTAAACGATATGGGTCCTTCTCATCTTTGCATCCTTGCTCACACACCCTTAGACCAGGGAAGTTAAAGTCCGCACTCAACTCCGCATGGGGGCGCTTCATCTTGCAACGGTCGCATACTGCGATTGCGATGTCTGAATAGCCGCGAGTGTCAAGAAATAACGGCATTAGACAACCTCCAAACGATTGTTTTTTCGGATATTGTCAATAGCAGGTATGACTTGTAAGTTCCAAGGAACGTGCATACCAGATACAGATTCACCCTTCATGGGAATTATATGATCCACATGATATTTGAGTCCAATTGAATTAAGAACTGAACAGTATTTATAAATACATTCCATTTCAAAATTATCTATTGGCAATAACCAAGCAGGCATACGTTCTATTTTGCTTGCTCGATATTTTTGAACATTTTTCAATCTTTTTTCAGGATTGTTTTTTTGCCAAGCAATAGTTGCCTCATTCTTTTGAAGTCGATACTTTTCTTTTCTTTCAGGATCGGCATTCAACCATTGTTTATGCTGTTGATTTTCTATATCACGGTGCAGTTCTTTATGTTTTCTTCTATGTTCTGCTCGTTTTTCAGGATTAGATTTTCTCCAATCATTAAGCCTAAGTAACGCACAACCTAAGCATTCACCATTTCTTGTTGCTCTTTCCGTTTCATGACCACGCAAACAAGGCTTGCCCGTGTAGTAACGGGTCAATCCTTTTTCTTTAGCTTGTGATCTTGAAATAACATTCATTTTTAATACTTTTATCTAGTATATACACTTATGTTAGGTGAAAAGTATTCAGGAGACCTGTCACGTTCTTCATTTTCCACATCAGCAAGGAATTTGTCAGCCATTTTTTCAAGATAAGCAATTCGATTTGCATCAATTGCAGGCAATTCCAAGCTCATACGGTGAGCCAGCATGAAAATCACAGCCTCATACCATCTTTGAGGTATTGCCAACTGTCCAGATAGGGATCCAACGTCCTCAATGTAGGCTGAGTACCATACTGTTGCCTGTACAAATGAAGTATTTGGGACTGGCCACAGTGTAATTGTGGGCTGATTGATTGTTCTTTGGAAATAATACTGGAATGGCTGGTTCGCAGTGAAGTTTTTGTTAGGTAAGTTGGTGTAATCATCTCTATTTAGTCGTGACATCTCAATTTCACGACTATTATTGCCTAAATACAGCTCTCTCAACGCCAAAGTTGTGCCATTTGTGGCCACCATGCGGTAGTAGCTGACGTTTGCCCCTGGGTCAATGTCCTGCCACACCCATTGTCCATCTTGAACAGCCACATTTGTGCCCGTATACAAGGTTTGCCAGTTGGTACCATCAAGAGACGCCTGCAATTGGTAGTTCCAAGTGGCCGTTCCAAAGCCAGCAATGTAGGGCATGAACCCAATTGAACCGATGTACTGAGGATTGTTGGTCCCGTAGATCACTTCAAAGTTGCCATTTGGTGAATTCTGCTGGCAATAGGTGTTGGTGTTGTTGTCATAAAGGTTAGAAACGACTCCACCTGCACTCGATGTGTAATTGCCTGAAGGCTGGGCCATTTGGCGATACAAGACGTTTAATGCGTCATTGGCACCCACAGGTAGCAAGTACTCATATTGATTCGCTACAAGGCCGATTACAGTCTTATATAGGGCAAAGTATTGAATGCCGCGGTTCATCATGTTGGACAAGAGAAAATACAAGTTTTCTCTGGCGGCAACTTGCTGTTCTGAAGTGGTTTCTTCAGCTAATTTACCGCAACGACGAACCGCATGATCGATGACGGTTTGAACGCTGACAATAGTCTGACTTGTCGTTCC